CTACTACAAATGCAACCTCGGTAAATAACCTTGCTGATTTGATTTTCGGTAAAGGATTATTTACTACTAATCCTGATACACAAAAGGCATTTGAAAGAATTATTCCACAAGAAGAAACAAAGAGAGTTTGTTTTGATTTGAAATTGTATGGTAATTCTGCATATCAGGTGTACTGGAACGATGATCACACAAGAATAGTAAAGATGTATCACATTCCAGTACAAACCCTCAGAGCAGAGAAATTATACGATAATACGAGAGTTGAGTATTACTACTATTGTACCGATTGGAAAGACCAAAGAAAGATAAAAGATAAAATCAAAATTCCTGCATTTGGAACTTCTAACGAGAAAAGAGAAATCCTATACATCAAAGATTATTCACCTAATCTATATTACTATTCTTTACCTGATTGGGTATCTGCTCTTCAGTTTGCAATTGCAGAAGCAGAACTATCTAATCTACACATCAATACAATCAGTAATGGGTTCTTACCAACCTTGATGATTAACTTTAATAATGGAGTTCCTGCTCCTGAAGAAAGACAAACGATTGAGGATTTGTTGTATTCTAAATTTACTGGCACTAATAATGGTGGTAGATTTATGGTTTCATTTAATGATGATAAAGAGAATGCACCAAGTGTCACTGCAATCCAAAGTGAGAACCTTCACGAGAGATTCAAATACATTGCAGAATATGCACAAGATAGAATCTTGGTAGGACACAAAATCACATCACCTTTACTCTTTGGTATAAGAACACAGAATCAAGGTTTTTCTTCCAATAGCGAGGAGATGAAAACTGCATTCAGTATCTTACAATCAATGACAATTCAACCCTTCCAGAACCTTGTAATCAACTATTTAACCACTGCGTTAAGTGAGGGTGGTATGGAAGATTTGGAACTATACTTTGAGCAATTAACTCCACTTGTAATTCTTTCTACAACTGCAGAAGAAACTGGTAAGAGTATAGAACAAGTAGAAGATGAAGTAAATGATTCTATGGCAACACCAGACGAAGAGGCAGACCCGAACATCCAAGAAGAAACAATTAATGATGATGAAGAGTTGGAACTAATTAGAACTCACGGCCCATCATCAAAGTACTTTACTAAAAACTAATATAATATGGCAACTGCATTATTCATAAACCGAAACGATATAATCAAGACAACTCCATTACAAGGTGCAATAGATGCTGATGCATTACTACCTTTTATGGTTACTGCACAAATCAAGTATATCAAAAACTTGATTGGTACGGTATTGTATGATTTCTTATCTGCACAAGTCTTGGCAGGAACTACTGCTGGGTTATCTATCTATTATCAAGATTTGATTCATGACCATATCAAACCAACTTTGATTTGGTATGCGTGTGTAGAGTATATACCATTTAGTTCTATTCAGTTCAAATCAAATGGTGCAGTAAAACAACAATCCGAACAAGGTGTAGCACCAACAAAGACAGAGATTGATTACCTATTATCAAAGGCACAGGATAATGCTGAATATTATGCATTGAGATTACAAAACTATTTGATTGCGTATTCTAATCAAATACCACAATACCTACAATCAGTAGGAAATCAAACTCAAATCTACCCTGACCAAACAAATCAGTATTTTTCAGGTATAAACCTATAATATATTATGGCAGCAATAGTTGAAAATAGTGGTGTAAATTATACATTATACTATAACATCTTGGATTATTTCAAGACTATAATGACTAATCACCCTTCATTACAATTTGTAACACAAGGTCTTATTCAAGATTTTGATACAAGAGAATTCCCACAATACCCAGTTGGGAATGTTTCTGTATTGTCTTGTGAGTATTTGGATACAATTACAAATTGGGAAATACAATTAGTAGTTGCTGATAAGATAAAGAATAAAGATAATGAATCTACACCATCATCTAATACACAAACTATTCCTTTCTATGGAGTAGATGATACCGTAGATATACACGCAAACACTCTTGCAATCATAAACGATTTAACATCATTTACACAAAGGTCAGTAAATGGTTTAGATATACCTGATAGTATCTTAAACGAACCATTTGAAGATAGATTCAATAATGGTCTTGCAGGTTGGGTTTCTACTTTTACGGTAGTAGTTCATAACGATAGAAATAGATGTTTATTTCCATTATTACAATAACTAATGGCAACTCTAAATCAAACTATTAAAAAAACACAAGGATTAGAACAAATTGCACAACAAGTAAAGAATGTTGCCCTCTTCTATGCACCTAAAAAAACTGGCCATCTCAAAAGAGAAATAAACAAATTCAATAGGGCAAAACAAATGGTTTCTATTGTTGGTTCAGGAACACGAAGTAAAATCAAAATAGATTTAGATGTATCCCCACCAACTGCTGAGTATGGTAAATGGTTTCAAGACCCACCGAAAGTTGTTAAGAGAAGAAAGTTTAGACAAACTGCAATCAAAAGAGGAAACTGGCAGTTTGGTAAAAAGGCCTTAAAAGATAAATCAGTTAAAACTGAAATCAAGAAATTCACGAAAGAATTTGCTAAAGAGTTTAAACGATTTGCCGTATTAGAACTGCAAAAGTTTAGATTTACATAACCCTCCATACCTTTTTGGATTATCGTGGTTATATATAAAATGATTTCGTAATTATGGCATTATCAATCACACAAGAACCCGATTTAGTAAGTTTAGCACAATCACCAATGCCAATTACATTGGAAGAAAATACTAGTGTAATAACTTCATCATCTTTTCAATATGTTTTAGATTTATACTATTGGAGTGGTGATACTGCAGATTCAGGTTCATCAAAATATACATTAGTCAAATACCCCAACGAAAGTGGTGTGGGTATATTTGATGTTAGTAGAATTCTTAATTCTACACTTACCGATTTATTACAAGCAAATCCTTCTAATGTAAAGTATTCAAAAAGTGTTGGATACTGGCAATACTTTGATGGGGCAACTTATATAACAAGTTCCCAAAAGGTACAAACACAAGTAGTGAAGTATTTAGATGGTTACCAATTGTTCCCTGAACCTATTGGTGAGTTTATAGAGAATATGACACCTTACTGGCCCTTGATGACATCAGGACCAGCAACACAATCGGTATTTACAAACAATATAAGTAACGCAGGTGTATTCACTGGTTTATATAATTTTGGTAATGAACAAGCAACCAAGATAGTTTATTCATCAAGTATTCAAACTGGTGAGTATTTACTATACACTGGTTCTTTAACAAGTGAACAAATAAACCCTTATCCTAATGCACCAAGTGATTCAGGATTCCCCCTTTCAGGTTCATTTGATTCTTATACTATTCAGGCATTCTCTAATCTTGGAAATCCATTAGGTGAGAAACTACATTACAATATAACTTGTAATCAAAAGTATCCAAACATTAGAATTAAATGGAAAAACCGATTTGGTCAATTTGATTCGTTTAACTTTAATATGATTAACACAAAAAGATTTGAGGTTAATCGTTCCCTTTACCAACCACAAATTGGTTCATGGGGTGGAACTGATTTGGGATATGCGAATTACGAAAGTAATAATCTAAACTATATGGTGGATACAAAAGAAAGTATCCAAGTGAACACCGATTGGGTAGCTGAAGAGTATAACGAAATCTTCAAACAATTACTTGTAAGTGATGAAATCTATTGGATTTACGATGAAATTAATTATGAAGTAAAACCACTAACTATAAAGACATCTAATCTTACTTTTAAGACTGGTGTAGTAGATAAAGTAATTCAGTATGCATTTGAATTTGATTATGGTCAAACTTACAAACTTGTAATCTAATGGGAGTAAATAGTAGTAAAGGTTTTAATTTTAGATTAATGGCCTCAGGGAGTAATGGGTTTCAACAACTTGATACTTTCTCTGATGAAGAAATACTTGTAAGTAATAATGTCACCGGTCTCTTTGATTTAGGTGTATTACCATCTGATTTTACAAGACAAATTACAATACCTGGAACAAAGGTAAATAACGCGTTCTTTCAACACGTTTATGATATAATGGTAGAAAACCCTTACTTGTTCTCTACAAATGTAAAGGTGCCCGCTTATTTTGATTTTGATGGGATTTATGTATCCGAGGGATACTTGCAATTAAATCAAGTAAATGTATATGCTAATAAATTCGTAGAGAGTTATGAGGTTAGTATATACGGTGGTTTATCTTCATTTGGTAGAGATGTAAATAGATTTTATCTAACTGATTTAACTTCATCTCTTGCAAGATATAATCACGATTTTACATATCAAAATATATCTGCTTCTTGGAATGGAAATTTATTGGGTGGTAATATAGTATATCCATTAGTAGAATACGGACAAAGAATACAATATACACCAGAAGAAAGTCTTTTCGGTATAGATTCTCCATCAGGTTCTTTATGTGTTCAGGATTTCAAACCTGCCATTAGAATAAAAAATGTATGGAATGCAATCTTTGAACAATTTGGATACACATATTCATCATCATTTTGGGAACAACCATTCTTGGATAATGTGTATATGTTGTGTAATAACAATCTTCGTTATCCAGTATTTGAAGATATAGATTTAGAAACTTATGGTTTGTTTAAGATTTCTCCTATTAGTGGTAGTGGAACTGATGTTTTATTAACTGCTGGTAATGATAGAAAAATTGAATGGTTCAATATAAATGAAAATCCTGCAGGTAATATAGCACCTGATTTAGTTTATACAGTTGGATTCCCAACTAACATTAGAGGATTATTAAATCTAAACTTTGAGGTTAGTTCTTCATCTGCAGGTAATGGTATTCCACAATTCTTTATGGAAATTAAAGATAGTACAACTAATACCACTGTATCTACAACCGAATTGGTCAATATAAATAACTTTCTTGATGATGTTCAACTTTACAATTCTACACAAACAAGAACTGAAAAATTTGAATTATTAACTGAATGGAGTTCAGAAATACTACCATCAGGTTCTTATGAATTTTATATTAGATATGAAAACCAAGGCGGTTCTAATTTTAGTGTAAAACTAAATCCTGATAACTCAGTAAATGCTTATTTACAAGTAACCAAGGTAAATCAAGGTGGTGATGGTTTAGTAATGAACATCGCACAGAATATGCCATTTGGTACATCAGGTATTAAGTTGATTGATTTTATTACATCCATACAAAAGAAATGGAATTTAGTAATATACCCAAATCAAACTAAATCAAGAGAGTTTATTGTAGAAACATTTAACAATTGGTACAACAAAGGTCAGGTTAGAGATTTTAACAAGTATATAAACTTGAATGAAAAGATTTCGGTAGTACCTGCAAACAACCTTGCAGTAAATAACTTGAACTTTGGTGATACTCTTGATGGTGATTATGTATCACAACAATTCAGTAAAGCAGAAAATAGAGAGTATGGTAAATCATATTATGTAGATACCGAGAACTTCTTTTCACAAGGAACATTTGAGGTTAAAAGTAAATTTGCTTCTACTCCTTTGATTTATCTTGCTGGAACTGGTACATCAGGTTCTGCACAAAGTGGAGTATTCCAATTCCGCTCTACTGCAATTGCAAGTACAATAGATTCGTTTAATGCTGTTGCTGTTGCAAACATTAGATTGGGAACACAGTATCTAACTCAAGCATCTGCATTTGTTTCTTCACAAAATACTTCTCAAACAATTAATTCACCTTCAACTGGTTTCTATGTACAATCTTTGGAAGTTGGTAATACAATTACATTTGAAGCTGAAGGTGGTGCAGCAACAAACTTTGATTATACCTTTATCAGAGATTTAGATGGAGTACAAACTAACTTAGCAACTGGAACTTCACCAAGTACATTTAACTACACAATACAACCAGCCGATGTTGCTGCAGGTGTTGCAACATTCTATTGTACCGTTCAAGATAGTGATTAAAAATATAAATTATGTCAGTTAAGAATAAAATTTTTCTACCAACATTGATTTCATCAATAACTTACCAACCGGTAAGAACACTTCCCCATATCTATTTCTATAATGGATTAAAGGATTGTGAGGATTATTATATTCAACATTACCCATCAGGTTCAACTGCAAGTATTGATACATCACTACAAACACAATTTCCTTATTTAGATTATTATGATGGTTTAACACCAAATACTGGTTCTAACTCATTACTATTCTTTAACGAAATACCACCTTATGGTGAAACTCCAACTGGTTCCCTTTATACTGAATACTGGGATACTTATGTTTCCCTTTTATATAACCCAAGAACTCGTTTAGTTAATGCATCAGCGATAATACCCCTTGCGGATTATTTTGAGATGGAATTAAACGATATAGTACAATGGAGAGGTAATTACTATCATCTTCGTGCAATAAACGATTACAATCTAAAAGATGGTACTTGTAATATACAATTATTAGGACCAATCATTAAAGATGCATCTGATGCATCAGTTGAAGTAAATTGTGAATTTGGTTTTAGTTCATCATTTGAACCGAATCCACCTACTACAACAACTACTACTGCAGGACCTACTACAACTAGTACAACAACATCTACTGCAGCACCTAATTGTTTAAGTGCATCAATGCAAGGTGCAGCATCAGGTTCATTTATATCAGGTGGTATTCAATATGAATTTATAAGTTGGTTTCATGATTCTGGTTCTTCACAATCAAAAACATTAAATGTATTTAGTGGTACTACTACTGATGCAAAACTACTACTAATCGGTGGTGGTGGAGCAGGTGGATATGATAATAATGCAGGTAAAGATGCCGGTGGTGGTGGTGGAGCTGGTGAAGTTCTTTTTGTAAATAACTTAACACTTTCATCAGGTTCTTATGCAGTAACAGTTGGTAGAGGTGGTATAGCACCTACATCAGGATTACAAGGTGGTGATGGTACTAATTCTGTATTTCTAACTTATACTGCTGGATTTGGTGCTGGTGGTGGTGGTTCATTCCCTAAT